GGATTCACTCCCCATCTAAAATCAATGTTGTCGGCTAAACTGTCTGAGGAAGATGAAGATGTTTACGAAGGTGCTCACGAAGACGATGAAGAAGAAACCGATGAGGGTATGAAACCTCGTAGGGAAGATGACGATGATGAGATGGAAGAAGGAATGCACAAGGATGACCCTCGACGTGAAGACGATGATGATGAGATGGAAGAAGGAATTATTGAAGTCGATGGTGTTAGGTATGCTCCAATCCAAGAGGATGACGTTGAAGAGGGAATGCACGACAAACCTCGTAGAGAAGACGATGACGATGAGATGGATGAAAACCTAGACCTTGAAGAAGTCATAAAAGAACTCGAAGAAGAGTTGAATGAGTCTGAGCCTGTTGAAGAAGAAGAATCTGTTGAAGAGGGAATGCATGATAAACCTCGTAGAGAAGACGACGACGATGAAAAGAAAGACGAATCCGTTGAACTCGACGAAGAGGAAGACCTCGAAGAACAGTCAAAATCTTCCGGTATAGGTGCTGGTGACAATAAAGTCACTATGGCTAGTGCTGCAGATGAAGAAGATCCTGGCAAGGGTAAGATGAAAGAGTCTGTCGAAAAGCTACAAGGCGAGCTTAATGAGTATAAGGAAGCAGTCACTTATCTAAGAGACAAGCTTCATGAAGTTAACATTCTTAACGCTAAACTACTCTATACCAATAGATTATTTAAAGAATACGTATTGAGTAACGACCAAAAACTCAAGATTGTTGAGACCTTTGATAGAGCTCAAACAACTCGTGAGATTAAGTTAGTCTACACAACTCTTGCGGAATCTTTTAGAGATAATGGTAACGAGAAGAAAGAAGTCGTTAAGGAATCATATGCTAGTAAGAAATCTGGTGGAACTGCACCAAAGACTAAAATCATTACTGAGGAAAGTCAAGTAGCAGATCGTTTCAGAAAACTTGCTGGTCTAAAATCTTAACCGCTTAATTTTGGAGAACGATAATGAGCGAATACATAAACGAAACTCTACTTGATGCCTCCCCTTTGAAGAGGCAAAAAGATGAGTCAGCAAAGCTCGTTAATAAGTGGGAAAAATCTGGACTTTTAGAGGGTATGAATAACGAATGGCAAAAGTCTGGTATGGCAACATTGTTGGAAAACCAGGCACGTCAGTTGATATCTGAAAACTCTAAAACATCCCCAAGCGCCGGTGGTGGTGTAGGTGATGAAGAATGGTCTGGTGTTGCTCTTCCACTTGTAAGACGAGTATTTGGTAACATCGTTGCACAGGAACTAGTTTCTGTTCAGCCGATGAATTTACCTTCAGGACTTGTTTTCTACCTAGATTTCAAATATGGTTCAACAGTCGGTAAAATTGCCGAAGGTGAATCACTAGGTGGTAAAACAGGACCTAACAATCCATCTGGTTCAGTTGCTCCTTTTGGAGAGGATGGACTTTACGGTGTAGGTAGATATGGCTATTCAATAAGTCATTCTGCTGCTAACAATATTACTTTTGGTGGTGCTGAATTAGCCACATTAAAAGATATTGATTTTAACAGTGAAGTAACTGCGTCAGTAAATAGTGGTCATCAAATTTTCAAGGTGACTGCTTCACTATCTAATTTCACAGACGGTGATCCGTTATCTGTAAGAGCATGGTCATTTACAGAAGATGCCAGTGATGTAAAAGTTTTAGAACAATTCACCCAAGTTCAAGGTGGAAATGTTGAACTTTTCGTCTCTGCTTCATCTATCGGTAATGCGACAGGCTCCTACGATGTGAAATATCTAAAACAAACCACTGCTGGTAACAGAGGTGATTTTGAGGATAGAATAGGTGATGCTACAACTAATCAGTTGGGTATACCTGAAGTTAACCTTGAAATGAGGTCTCTACCAATTGTTGCTAAGACTCGTAAGTTGAAAGCTGTCTGGTCACCTGAGCTTGCTCAAGACTTGAATGCTTATCATTCAGTTGATGCTGAAGCAGAATTAACAAGTATGTTAAGTGATTACATCTCAATGGAAATTGATTTAGAAATTCTTGACATGTTAATTGCTGATGCGGTCACAGTTGATTACTGGTCAGCAAAAGCTGGTGAGGATTTTGATTCTGCTACTAACAATTTCGTGACAACCACATTTTATGGAACACGATTTGAGTGGTATCAAACCTTGGTATCCAAGATTCAAAAGGTATCAAATGAAATTCATCGTTTGACGCTAAGAGGTGGTGCTAACTTTGTAGTTGTTGCTCCAAAGATTGCCACAATACTTGAATCATTACCAGGCTACGTAAGTCAGCCAGGTGAGGGTGGACAAGAGAACTTTAGCATGGGCATCTCTAGGGTTGGTCAAGCTGCTGGTCGATACACGGTCTATAAGAATCCTTATATGACTGAGAATTCCATTCTTGTTGGATTCAGAGGTAGTAACTTCTTAGAAACTGGTGCGGTATACTCACCTTACGTTCCGTTGATTACAACTCCGTTGGTATACGATCCTAGTGATTTTACACCAAGGAAAGGTGTGATGACGAGATACGCTAAGAAGATGATTCGTCCAGAGTTCTATGGTTTGATTCACTGTAAATCACTTGATTTAGTATAATCTAATCATAAGTCTGATACATAACATAGGGGGGAGACATTAGTTTCCCCCTTTTGTTTTCCAAAAGGTTATATTTATAGGTAGGAGAATTACATATTATGCCAAAATTAGAATTTGCTTACATCGATCCTACTGAATTTTCATCAGGTCAAACACCATATGGAACGTATGATGGCGATACAACTTTTCAGTCTGATATTGTTTCTGTTACGAAGTGGTGTGCGAAAAGATTAGGTCATCCTGTTTTACAACTTGAAATACCAAGTGGTTCAATATTTGCTTGCTTTGAAGAAGCCGTAAACGAATACTCCCAGCACATTAACAATTATAATATTAAAAATTGGATGTGGGAACAATATGGTGAAAAGAATAGAATATCTGGTTCATTAGGAACTGGTTCTTCAAATCCTGTAACACCTTCGTTAGGTCCTTCAGTAACGTTATCAGATAAATACGGTCAAATCGTCGGGTTAAATGAAAACTATGATTTAAAAAAAGGTTATATAGAATTAAGTGGTTCTGTTCAAGATTATGATTTACAAGGAGTTTGGGCTGATGTCAGTGAGAGTGGTAAGAGAATAGAGGTTCACCGAGTTTTTAATCACCAACCAGCAGCCGTGTCAAGATTTTATGACCCTTATGCGGGAACATTTGACCAACGTCAGTTATTAGATGCTTTTGGTTTTGGTAATGTATCTCCAGCAATTTCATTTGTGTTGAAACCGATATCTTATGATTTAGCTAGAGCGAATGCTATTGAGACTTCAGACTTAGTAAGGAAAAGTGCGTATTCGTTTGAAATACACAATAACAATCTCAGAATATTTCCTGAACCACAAGAAGGAGATGCTGGGGAAAAAATTTGGTTTGAATATTATGTCAAGGATGATATTAGAAATACGAATAATCCAAATGCTTCTCTACAAGGTGGTGTATCAGATCCTTCTAATGTTCCATATAGGTTTATTACCTATAGCTCCATTAACCAACCTGGTCGGCAATGGATTAGAAAATATACATATGCTCTGTCAAAAGAACTTTTAGGTATAATTAGGAGCAAATATAGTTCGATGCCAATACCAGATGGAGAGGTGACGTTAGATGGTGAAGCACTTAAAACAGAGGGTAGAGAGGAAAAAGGACAACTTTTAGAAGAATTAAAAGAATTTTTAGAGTCAGTGAGCCTAACCGAAAAACTTAAGGCAGAAGCAGAGGAGTCGAATGCCCAAAGAGAAGTTTTGGCTAAGGCACCATTAAAAATTTACATAGGATAAATCATGTCTGCTCGTAGACCTTTTTTCATATCACAAAAAGAAATCAATCTATTTGATTTTATGAATGAGGAGTTAATCGATGAGATCGTAGGACAAACAGTGGATATTTATAAAGTTTCACCAGAAAATACTAACTCTAATATATATGGTGAATCAACCACTAAATATTTCAATGTCGGATTTAGGGTGAATTGTCTTATTAGATATAACGCACCTGAGGTTGAACAATTTCAAGAAGTAGGACCTGATAACAATTCTACAATAGATTTGATGTTTCAAAGAAATAATTTAGCCAGTGGTTCACTGAACTTTTTTCCTGAAGCCGGTGATATCTGTGATTGGAATGATTACTATTGGGAAATCAACGGTGTAACGGAACCACAGTTGATTGGTGGACATCCTAATTCTC